CCGGCCATAACGGCGGCGAGGAAAAAACCGACGGCGGCGAGGGGTTGGGAATCAATCGAAAGCCAAGCGGTGACAAAGCAAAGCAAAGCTAGCAGGGAAAAGGCGTGTCTCATTTGTTCACCTCATTACAGGGATTACGGGGAGAGATTCATTCGTAGAAAACAAGGCGCCGGCGTTGTTTCCCTCGTCGTCGGCCGATGCGTAAAGCAGGGTTCCATCGTCGAGCTCGAGAACGGGGGCGCGGTCCTGCCAGTATTGCGAGGCGGCCTCCTCTTTCGTCATGTAGCTAAAGCCCACGATTCGGCGGCCGACAAGCTTGGCGGCTATTGTCTTGGTCCAATCTTTTTCAGTCATTGCAATTTCTCCTAAAGGGTGGCGCGGTTGGCGAGGGCGTCGGTCACTTGGCCGTCGCGGTGTAAGGCGTCGAGGAAGTCGACGAAGGCGCACCGGGTTTCCATGGGATAGACGAGCGGCGCGGCCTTGTCGTCTCTCCTGAGCGAGTATCGATAGCGCCGCCGGGGAAGATCCGGGCGGGAATCCCAAAAAAGGGCGCGGATTTGCTTCTGATTGGTGAGCATGGTTTGATCTCCTTAACTAAGGCAAAGGCCGCGCGAGTAATACTGGCAGGGTTCGGCGCCGGCGGGGATATCGCCGGGACGCAGGATATACAGGGCGGCCCCTCTTGGATCGCCTTGGATATAGGTGGAAACCAACCCCGAGGCCCTTTCATTGCGGCCTTGGATGATCGCGGCGAGTCTCTTCCGGGCGCCCGTCTCGCGGTCTGCAACGGGGGTTTTCGTCGTCCGGGCCGGGATTCCGTTGCGTGGGTGGTAGTGCGTCACCAAAAAAGGGCGGCCCTCGCCGTCCTCGTCCCTCTCTATGGCCCAATCGGCCCAATCGTTACCAGTCCCGCATTCCAACTCGAACCAGCGTCGGAGAGTGAGGGAAATTCGGCGCATCTTCTCGCACTCGTCGAAGGTAAACCCGAGCGAGATAAGCGCGGAATAGGTGCGGTGGCGTTGTTCTGCTTCGTATTTGGTCATTTTTCCGTTCTCCTTACCAAGCGGCCATTTTTTTAAAAGCGGCCTTGTAATCCTTGAAGCTGGCGAAGCTTTTAACCTCGAGACAATGCCGAAGAAAAGCGTCGTCCATAAAGTGGCCTTGTGCGAGCTCGTCATGGGACCGGCCGAGCTCTTTGTATTTCTCCCCGGAATAGGCGGACAGAAGAACGAATTTCAGCCCGTCCCATGTCTCCTCGTCGTATCCGCCGGGGCAGAGATCCTCGCCATCGATGCGGCCATACCCATCATAAAAGCCGGTCAAGCGGCGGCCGTCGGGGTAAAGTGCGACAATCTCGGAAAGCTCGGGGAATCCTCGCCCATCGTGAACGATTGGCAAGTGCGTTTTGGCGCAGGTTTTGGAAAAAAAGCCCATCTGTGGTTCTCCTTGGTTAGTTGAAATAGACGGGGCAAGCGGCCTCGAAATACATTCTCCAGCCGTCGGCGTCGTCGAAATAGACAGGCTCGACGGCCATTTCCAGTCGGTCGGCCTCGGCCTCGCTCATGGATAGATCAGGGGCACGGCCGCAGATAAAGCGCAGGGTTTCGGCCTCTTTGGGGGTGATTCTTCGCATGGTTCAATCTCCTAGCAGGGAAAAGCCGGGGAACCGCCCCGGCGGCGGGTTAACTCTCGAGGCAAGCCCAATCCCCGCAACAGACAGACCGGCGGCCGTAGGTCACGGGAAGGGTGGAAGCAAATTCCAAAAAATTAGAGTGACGGGCGTCCAACCATGCAGACATAAGGCCATTTTCTGAGCAATGCATCTGAGTTACGGCCTCGAGGGGCGTCACCGCGTCGGGGAAGTGGGTCTCGCGGTTTTCTAGTAGGTGAAAGACTTTCATAGCGGCGTCTCCTCAAATAAGCGGTTCGGTCTGTGAAATGTGAAAAACTGTCGTCGTCTTCGGGCGGCGGGTGCGCTGGCCGTCTTTTTCGGTTTCAATCCAAGTCACAATCGAGACGCCTTTTTCATGGCGGCGGACCACTCGTCCGAGAGCTTTCCATGCGTTGAAAGTAAGGACATTCTCGCGGGGGCGGATATCGTCGAAGCGAAGGCCCTTCGCGAGGAAACCCTCGAAGATTGGGCCGTAGTTGGAATTAACATCCCCGGCGCGTGCGCGGGTGAGTGCCTCTTGGGCGTAGTCGGCGGTTTTCATTTGGCGGTTCCCCTTTACTTTTTGTGATAAGGCAGAAGGGCGAGAAAAATCCATAGCGCTACGACTATGGCGAAAAAGCCCCGCGCATAAAAGACATGGATGGCCCCGGCGGTGGTTAGTGCGAAAATGAAAATTAGAAGTGCGACGGCGACAATCGAAAAAATGATTTGGGCGTTCATTTGGTGCGGTTCTCCTAGCAGGGGTTAAAAGTCAATACATCAGGGTTCCGTTCTACGCGATCTAGCTTGACTGTCAAGCCCCTTTTTAGTCTTTTTTGCAATAACCTACAAAACGAAGGGGAATAGCTCGAGGGGTTCGGTCGGGGCGGCGCTGGCGTGTCTTGCCCGAAGGGCGACGGCCCGCTATCATGTCCTCACCATATACCCGAAGGGGAACAGATGAAACTGACAAGAGCACAAGTGAAGGAAAGCCTAAAGAGTGTCCCAATCGAGACAATTCTTCTAGGCGTCCATAGCGCAAAGCGGACCGGCCTCACGCCAAAACAAATTCGCTTCGCAGAGGAAATCGCCCGGGGTGAGAGCAAAGCAGGGGCTTACAGGAAGGCATATAAAAGCAAAGGAAAGCCAGAGACGCAAAGTCGCCGGGGAGTGGAGTTGACAAACGACGGCAGAATACAGGCACAGATCGAGGCGTTCCAAGCGGCTTTTGAGGCACAGAAATATGCAACCCCTATTCACTTGCGGGCGCTGACAATCCACCAACTCACAAAGCACGCACTCGATGAGGAATTTCCCCCGGCGCAGAGGATGAAAGCCCTCGAGCTCCTCGGCAAGATTACAGAAGTGAGTTTATTTACTGAGCGGCGAGAAGTCGTCCATGTGGCCAATCCAGCGGAGATCAAAGAAAAACTAATGGCCTCGCTCAGACTGGCGATTTCCGCCCGGGGCGCAACAGATGCGGCCATGGTCACAGACGCGGACGACCTACTCGCAGAGATAGAACGGGGCCGGGAGACGATAGAAGATCAAGCGGCGGATGCTACAGACGCGTGCGAGCTCGAGGGGGAGAGGGTTTCGCCGGCGGACGCGGACGACCCCACCACCGCCCCACCCCCCGGTTTGGCCGACGCAGCGGACAACCCCACTACATAGTATTCCCCACACTCGATTCCCATGAAATCTCACCCTAACATCGTGTTAGCCTGACAATGTTCAATCAAATCAACAACTTGCTTTGTCAGTCTTTACTAACTTGCAGGGGGGAGGGGGTATTATTTTTTACGGACGCGGTTTTTTGGGGTGGAGATAGGAATGCCCCCCTTATGTTTTTGGGTCCCCGGGAAGTGGTGGGGGGATATTTTTGGAGATTTGTATGACGCCAGCGCAGAGGGAAGTATTTTTAGTTGTGGATGAGTGGTGGAAGGCGTTTGGGTATGGTCCTACGGTGGATGAGATCATGGATCGGATAGGTGCGAGGGGTAGGGGGAATGTACAGAGGAAGATAGATCGGTTAGTTTCTTTGGGGATATTGAAGAAGTTGAGGCATGTACCTCGTTCTTTGCGGCCTTCGGGTTTGCGGGTTAGGAATATTGTATGAAGTTGGTGGAGTTGATTGAAAACTTGCCGGATGGGGAGCGGGCGAGTTTATTGGAGATGGCGCAGCAGTATTCGGATGCTTTGGTTCGGGAGAGGGGGCAGACGAGTTTTATGGCTTTTGTAAAAGCGATGTGGCCGGGGTTTATTCATGGGAGGCATCATGCTGTTATGGCCAAGAAGTTTGAGGAGATAGCCTCTGGGAAGTTAAAGAGGTTAATAATTAACATGCCTCCTAGACATACGAAGTCGGAGTTTGCTTCTTACTTATTGCCGGCTTGGTTTTTAGGGAAGTATCCGGGGAAGAAGATCATTCAGAGTTCTAACACAGCGGAGCTGGCGGTTGGGTTTGGCCGGAAGGTGAGGAACCTTGTAGATGGGGATACGTTTGCCAAGATATTTCCGAATGTTGCTTTGCGGCAGGATTCAAAGGCAGCTGGAAGGTGGTCTACTAATGCTAACGGGGAGTATTTCGCTATTGGTGTTGGCGGTACTGTTACTGGAAAAGGTGCAGATTTACTGATAATTGACGACCCTCATTCAGAGCAAGAGGCTGCTCTTGCTTCAAGCGACCAGAGTATTTATGACAAGGTCTATGAATGGTTTACTTCTGGTCCGAGACAGCGACTTCAACCGGGAGGGGCCATAGTCATAATTATGACTCGGTGGGGGAAGAGAGACTTAGTGGGGCAGGTTTTAAAGGCGGCTGCTCAGAGGGGTGGGGAGGAGTGGGAAGTTATAGAGTTCCCAGCGATTCTTCCGAGTGGGAAGCCTTTGTGGCCGGAGTTTTGGTCTTTTGAAGAATTAGATGCTCTACGAAATGAGCTTCCGAATCAAAAGTGGCAGGCCCAGTATCAACAAAATCCCACTTCTGAGTCTTCAGCTATTGTTAAAAGGGAGTGGTGGAAGGTTTGGGAGAGGGATGATCCGCCGTGGTGTGACTTTACTTTGATGGCTTGGGATACAGCTTTTGAGAAATCAAACCGAGCGGACTATTCAGCTTGTACGATTTGGGGAGTGTTTTATCATCCTGATGATGTAGGCAAGGAGCAAGCTAATTTAATCTTGTTAGAGGCTTTCAGGGACAGGGTGGAGTTTCCTGAACTCAAGCAGATGGTGATAGAGAATTACAGGGAGTGGGAACCGGACTCAGTCATTATTGAAAAGAAGGCTTCTGGCGCTCCGTTGATCTATGAGTTGAGGGCGATGGGGATACCGGTGCAGGAATTTACTCCTGTTAGGGGGAACGACAAGATTACGAGGCTAAATGCTGTTTCTGATCTATTTGCCTCTGGCAGGATCTGGGCCCCAAATAGACAGTGGGCTGAGGAAGTCATTGATGAAGTTGCAAGTTTTCCGAGTGGAGAGCATGATGACTATGTCGATACGGTCTCTCTTGCCCTTATGCGCTTTAGGAAAGGTGGTTACATACGCACAGCACTAGACGAAGAAGATGAACCGCAGCAGTTTAGACGCAGACAACCTGCGTATTACTAAGGATAAAAAATGGCAATTGAGAAATCACTAAATCAAGCTCCGTTAGGACTAGATGACTTGATGGTGCCAGACATTGAGATAGAGATTGAAGATCCAGAAGAGGTCAAGATCCGCATGGGTGGCTTAGAAATTGAGATTGACCCAGATAAAGAAACAGACGACTTTAATGCCAACCTCGCCGAAAGCATGGAAGATGATGAGTTGGTTGGCTTAGTGACCGACTTACTTGGCGATTTTGAAGAAGACATCTCATCCCGTAAAGACTGGATGCAGACTTATGTAGATGGGCTGGATCTATTGGGTTTGAGGCTAGAAGACAGAACAGAACCATGGCCCGGGGCTTGTGGTGTCTACCACCCTCTCTTGGCTGAAGCGGTTGTGAAGTTCCAAGCCGAAACAATAATGGAGACCTTCCCTGCGCAAGGTCCAGTCAAGACACAGATCATCGGTAAGGAGACTCCAGAAAAGGTGGGAGCCGCTGAGCGCGTTAAGGAAGATATGAACTACCAACTCACCGAGGTTATGGTTGAGTACAGGCCCGAGCACGAGCGGATGCTGTGGGGCCTAGCCTTAGCGGGTAATGCGTTTAAGAAAGTCTACTACGATCCTAGCCTTGAAAGGCAGGTGTCTATTTATGTCCCAGCCGAAGATGTCGTTGTCCCGTATGGGGCGAGTAATCTAGAGACCGCTGATCGTGTAACCCACGTGATGCGCAAGACCCCCAACGACTTGAGGAAGTTGCAGGTTGCTGGCTTTTACTGTGATGTTGACTTAGGCGACCCGCAGGATACCTTTGATGAGGTTGAGAAGAAGATTGCAGAGAAGATGGGGTTCAGGGCCGTCACAGATGACCGGTTCAAGATCCTTGAAATGCAGGTCAACCTAGACCTTGAAGGATATGAAGACAAAGATAAAGATGGAAAAACAACAGGGATCGCTCTTCCATACATCGTAACTATTGAAAAGCAGTCACAAACGATCCTAGCGATCAGAAGAAATTGGCACCCAGATGATCCAACCAAGCAAAAACGTTCCCATTTCGTGCATTACCCCTATGTCCCCGGATTTGGTTTTTACGCTCTGGGCCTCATCCATCTCATTGGGGCTTTCGCTAAGTCTGGCACATCTCTCATTCGTCAATTGGTGGATGCGGGAACTCTCTCCAATCTACCGGGA